GTATATTAAGAATTTCGGATCCAAAAGGATCAGGTTAACTAAGTTTGAATATCTCTTTCATTCTCTCTCAAGAGTTTGATTGAGATTCTTCATTAGTTTTTAACCCTTTGTTAAGAATAATATCAAATTTATTCGCAACAAAGTCTAGGTTAGTATCTATTGCATAATCTCAAGCACTACGGGTAATTCCATAGTACTTAGGATTATATAGATCTAACTCAGTTGGTTCTATAAGTGCTAAAGATATAGACTTTTTCCATAATTTTCCAACATTAATCATAGTATCAGATTTATTTCTGAATTGTGATATAATTTTGTCAAAATTATTTAACCTCATGGCTTGGGATGAATCAATTAAAGAAATTGAATCATTTTCATAATCACTTATTACATCTTTAAGATTTAATAAATGATTTTTGAAACCATGCAATAGAGGTCATACTGATAAATCATTAAGATCATATGAATCTTCAAACTTTTGTTTAAAGATATCATATTGCCTTAAGATCTCAGAGGAAACTTTAGCAGCCTCCATCTTTAGTCCATCAGATAGTATCTCCTTCATATATGAAGGAAATAGGTCTACTGGTGGCATGATGAAACTTTCATAAGGATTCTTACTCATGATGTAATTTCTAAATTCATCATAGGTCAGATTTCCAAATGAATATTTCATACTAAAATGGAAGTCATATAATAAATTATAAACTTTTCTGGAAGAGTGATTTCTCACCTTTCCTTTAAGTTTATAAGGTAATTTATCATACAACCTAGCTACTAGATCTAATGTACTACCCTGCCCAACTGATATTTTACTCAAATATGAGTATATCTCAGTATAAGCAATAAAAGGATTATTTCAATTATGGAATAATCCCTTTAAAGGTAGACCTGTTATTTCTTTACCATTTTTGATTCATCTTTTAGCAAATTCATATGTATCAAAAGATACATGAGTTTTTGTTTTAGATATATCAACACCTCATCTTGTCATTAATGTTATATATTTATTGGCAACTCTATTGTTTTTAATAACAATATCGTCTCCTAATAATATATAATCATTAAATGTAATATGACCGCATAAATATGCAGCATATTGCACTACAAGATGATGGGTAATAGTAAAGACAGCTCAGGAACTGTAGGCTCCCATTGGTTGACCAACTGAATATCTAACATATTCATTAGGTTGATCTAAAACTTGGAAATCTCTATTAATTAATAAAGATTTTCAAGATTGAGCTAAAACATAGTTATTTTTGTAAATATACATTAATAATTTTGCTTGTAGCTCAATCGGGAATCTATCAGTTGCACTAGATAAGTCTAAAGAAAAGAATTTCTCTTGATCATCTTTTCATGAATGATTAGGATCCTGGGTAAAGGTTCTATCACATTCAAAATTTCTTAATTTATTAAGAATATTTTCATGTATAGGACGAAGGGTAAATTGTGATGTATAATCTAACATTGCAATTACCCGTAACTTTAATTCAGGATCTTTAATAATAGATAATTTACCGGATGAACGTAATGTTCTATCCAGTACATCACCTTGCTTTCATGAAAAGGTGTATAATTCAGATAACTTACTAAAGTAATCACCAACTATTTTACATATGTAATCTAATTGAGGATAACTTAAGTAAATCATTGATCATAATGATGAATATGTTGATGGCCCATTTGGGCTACCTTTCATACTTACATAATGATCTTTATCTGAATATACAGGATTATCAGATAAGAGATTAAAATTTCTAACAAAATCCTTAATAAAGGAAGCTGGAATAGTATATTCCTTTCCTTTATAGGGGTCTGTTATTGATGAAAAATTAGCTTTAATAGCTAATGATTCCTTTCTTGTAGGTATAATTGATCTTGTATATCCTAAGATTGTAAAAACAACCTTAAGGTCTGCATTATCAACTAATTCCTTTAGTAAGTTTAATCTCTTAGGAAAATAATCCTTATCAAGAGAAACACCTTCTTCATTTTGCTTTAAGGGATTACCAGAAATATACCTGGTTATATGTAGTTTAGATATTTTAAAATATCTAATTGCATATTTTATTCCAGATTTCTTTCTGATATTCTCAAAAAGTAAAATGTATTGTTTAACAGCTTTATGAGAATCCATGTTAAAAATTAACTTAATTAACCTTGTTAATATTTTAATTTTTAAAAGTATTTTCATAATTTGTGTTGAATAATAATTTTAGAATCCTTTTCTGTGGCGATTCCAGTCCTTTATTATTATTATAATATAATAATAATTGGCTAATCATAATGCATGCTAACGTAATGATGTTAACATGTATGACCGCCATTTAGACTTATAAGTCTTCAATTGAAGATAAGTCTAGTAATTAATTTGTTAGATTAATTACCCGAAATTC